TGGTCAGTTGGAGGTTCATCTTTCCACCTTGCCTGCGAAAATTACGATAGGGAAAATCTATGATAGAGATAGTGCAGGGTGAGCAAGTAACTGCTATGGAATGGGCAACCTACCAACAAATAATGCGTGATAGATGGATTGATGGCATAAAGGCTACCAAATCTACACTTGTAGGAACTATCACGACTTTCATTGAAAACACAACTGATGAAACCTTACTACCAGGACTTGATGCGGCTTTACAAATTGTGAAAGGAACTAAAATTGACGGCACAGTTACTTTGGTCACAGGCGTGGAGTGAATCTAAAGGGGACCTTGACCTAACCAATGCTCGCGTTGGCGGTCGTGCAACTAAGGCTAATCCTAATAAAGAAGATGTTACTTTCTGGCAGAATCAAGGACCTAAATGGGTTGAGTCATATATTGAATGGCGCAAACTAAATAGCAATTGGAAGATTTGGCATACTCCAGCAGGAGAAGCGGGTATAGAACTTGCCCTGATGCCAGTTGTTGCTGATGTTCCAGTAAAAATGATTATTGACAGAGTATTTGAGGTCGATGGTCAATTAGTTATAGTAGACCTCAAGACAGCACAGCAAACACCAACCAGTAGTCTCCAACTTGGATTCTATAAACTTGGTCTAGAACAAACCTTTGGCATAGAGGTTAAGTGGGGCAACTACTATATGTCACGCAGTTCTAATACTGCTGAGATGATTGACTTATCAGGTTATACATTTGAAAAAATGGAGTATTTGATTAAACAATTTGACACAGCACGCAAAGCGGGTATATTCTTACCCAACACAAACAATTGTCAGTACATGTGTGGACTCACACAACACTGCCAATTCTCAGCGAAAAAGGATAAATAATGGCAGAAGATTGGAAGTTGCAAGTCTCCTATAAAACAACCACTGGGGATTTGATTAATATTCGTGCTAATACCGCAGATGAACTAAGCGTCCTACTTGAGGGTATTGGGGATTTTGCTCCACAGATTGCAGCAGTACAGCGATTGGTAGCAGGTGCAGGTGTGGTCGCCCCTTTATCGACGCAGGCTTTCACGCCAAACACCGCGCCAATGCAATCCTCAGCACCGCCCCAGGCGCAGGCTCCTACCGCTACGGGGGGACCGACATGCGTTCACGGAGCACGGAAGTACAAGTCGGGGGTATCCAGCAAGACGGGAAATCCTTACGCGATGTGGGTATGTCCACTGCCACAGGGCGCGGACCAGTGCAAGCCAGTCAACTAGAAGAAGAAAAGTTCCCGTTTTAAATAATTAAGTAGGGGGTCCAGTGAGAACGTTAGTCAGGTCAGTCGGGCGAGCGTCCATTGGTGGGGAACCCCTGCCTAGTTGTTTTAAAGCGTTTGAGTCGAGTAAGATTATTATTCGACGCTCGGAAGTATCAATGTTTGCGGGCGCACCAGGGGCGGGTAAATCAACACTCGCCCTTGCGCTCGCACTCAAAACGAATGTACCAACCTTGTACATCTCTGCGGATACAAATGCTCATACAATGGCTATGCGTTTAGCATCAATGATTTCAGGTAAAAGCCAAACAGATGTTGAATTAAAACTTAATAATGACATAGGTTGGACTAAGGCTGTTTTGCAAAAGGGCAGCCATATTGTGTGGTCATTTGAATCTTCCCCTACCTTGCAAGATATTGATGAAGAAGTACAGGCATTTGAAGAACTATGGGGCTGCCCCCCAACAATGATTATTGTAGACAACTTAATGGACGTAGCCACAGATGGTGGTGAGGAGTTCGCATCTATGCGAGCGATTATGAAGGAGTTAAAGTATCTTGCTAGAGCGACTAATGCTGCGATTGTCATATTACACCACACTTCGGAAGCAGTTCCTGGAAATCCTTGTCAGCCAAGAAGCGCAATCCAAGGTAAGGTCTCTCAACTTCCTGCTCTCATATGTACGCTCGGTACGGTCGGCACATCTCTTGGCGTTGCATCAGTCAAGAATCGCTACGGAAGAGCAGATGCGGGAGGGTCGATGCTAACTTGGTTAGCGTTTAACCCTGAATATATGTATGTAGAAGATATCCCAGAGAATTTTTAATGACACACGATATAGTGTGGGGTGTTATGACAATTATATCTATTATAAATTTTATCTATTGCACGGTTGAGTTATTCAAATGAATCGAGAAGGAGTTGGGGTGACAAATAGAAAATCACACAAGGCTAGGGGAGCAACCTTTGAAACCGACATTAAGGATTTTGCCCGCGCACAGGGATATGATGCTGAACGACTTGCGCGAACAGGAGCAAAAGACGAAGGCGATGTTGTCATTAGAGCCGATTTCCTCGGTAGCATTGGAATTATTGAAGCGAAGGCTCCTGGCAGTACAGGCAAAATTGACCTATCTGGATGGACTAAGGAAGCACAACTAGAAGCAACGCATTATGCACAAGCACGTGGTATAGACCGCGATGCAGTGCTTGCAGCCGTTGTAATCAAAGCACGTGGCAAATCTATAGCAGATGCATACCTAGTATTGAGATTGGGAGATGTACTTGGTTGATGACTTGCCAGATATCGTTTCGGTACTTAAGCACTACGGTGCAAATGTACCACGCACAAGCGGTCAGGTCAATGTCAAATGTCCATTCCACCACGATACACACAGTTCAGCAAGTTTTAATACAAGGAACAACATCTTTAATTGCTTTGCATGTGGCATGCAAGGCAACAGTTTACAAATTATTGCAAAGCAGGAAAGGTGTAACATACGTGAAGCAAAATCTATCGCAGAAAGAATTACTGGCGAGAGCCACAATGAAATACGCGGGAAACATCTTTCAGGCGGAAGATTACCTAGCAAGCAGGGGAATAACGAAGGAAGTGGCGCGAGTGGCGCGATACGGCGTAGTCGTGGAGCCTGAGGTAGGGCATGAAGCGTTTATTGGTCGGCTGTCAATACCTTACATTACCAAAACTGGTGTTGTTGATTTACGTTTTCGTTCGCTTAATCCAGCAGTTGAGCCAAAGTATATGGGCATAACTGGTCAAGAAACCAAGATGTACAACGTGTTAGATATAGAACGAGCAGGTGATTGGATTGGGGTATGCGAAGGTGAACTGGATACTATTACTCTTAGTGTTTGTGTTGGGATTCCTTGTATCGGCGTGCCAGGTGCTAATTCGTGGAAGAAACATTACACGCGCTTACTTGCAGACTTTGAGAGAGTCTTCGTATTCGCAGACGGCGACCAACCTGGGACAGAGTTCGCACGCTCATTGGCTAGGGAACTACCCGTCACTATTGTGCAATTGCCAGATGGAGAAGATGTCAACTCCGCCTATGTCAAGTACGGGTCCGACTACATCAGAGATAAGGCAGGATTAAATGAAGTATGAAGATATACCGCCGTGTCCTGAATGTGGCACGCCTTTTAAGAATGTATTTGAAGCGACTGACCACTTAGTTGAGGATGAGGGTGATGAAATATTTGACCCTATTCTTACGTTAGAGAATGGTTATTCATTGATGATTGGGTCATTGTTGCGTTGCCTATACTCACATGCTGATGAACCAAAACAGATTAAATCTATTACCCAATCTGTATATGCTACATTATATGCAGCAGAAACAGACCCAGGGTATATGAAAGAAATCATTGAAGACATGGTTATACATGAACATATGCACAACTTTGACGAACAACTTAATTATTTATTAGATAATGAGAAGCCAACTGATGAAAGCAGAGACTAAAGAAATATGGGAAATAATACATTATCTAATAGGGATTGGATTGAAACCTATCGAGATGGAGCAGAAAGACGGGGCTTTGATAGTGACTCTAAAGATTCCACTACTAGATTCATAAATGATGTTGGAGATGTAACATCAGAACTATTTGATTTACTAATTACCAAGCATCACGATTATGGTCCTAAGAATATATCCCAATCTCCAGGTGGTGCGCTGAATGGGTTACGTGTGCGCTTATGGGATAAGTTGGCTAGGTTAAATAACTTAGTTGATACTGGGGTACATCCACAGCATGAAAGTTTAGAAGATACATTTAAGGATATGGCTAACTATGCAATCATCGGATTGCTAGTACTAAGAGATAAGTGGGATAGTGAATGAAGAAGATATTTGGACCTTACAAAGGAAGCAAAGCCAACGGTGGTAGACCCATCATGGTAGAAAAAAAGATTGTCAATGGCAAGGTTGTTACCACCTCTGTAAATGCAGCACGTTATGTATTTGAGAAGGCAACAGGTAAAAAGTTGGCTAAGAGTGTAGACGTAGACCATAAGAATAATAAAGGTCGCGTTGGTGGTAAGACAAATGACAAAATGTCCAACCTAGATGCATTATCTCATGGCAAGAACGTTGCTAAAGAGAATAAAGTTAGAGGAAAGAAGAAGTAATATGAAAACAATTGTATGCGTTAGCGACTTGCAGATACCCTACCATGATAAGAAAGCAGTAGATAACCTAGCAAGATTCATTAAGGCATACAAGCCTTCTGAGGTTGTTTCAGTTGGCGATGAGATGGATATGCAAACTATATCTAAGTGGTCAAAAGGTACGCCATTAGAGTATGAACATTCTATTGGCAAAGATAGGGATGAAACGACTCGAGTACTTGAAATGCTACAGGTCAAACATATCATACGGTCTAATCATACAGACCGACTGTATAATACAGTGATGATGCGTGCTCCTGGGCTGCTTGGGCTACCAGAGTTGGATTTACCAGAGTTTCTACGCTTAGATGAGATAGGAGCAACCTATCATACCAAACCATATGAGTTAGCACCCAACTGGTTGCTCATGCATGGTGATGAAGGCTCTATGAAGTCCACAGGAGGGCTTACAGCCCTTGGTTTGGCTATGCGTACAGGTAAGTCAGTAGTATGCGGACACACTCACCGTATGGGATTGACTCATAATACCCAAGCCTATGGCACTAGCATCCCGCATACAGTTTGGGGTATGGAAGTAGGCAACCTTATGAAGTATAAGGAAGCAAAGTATATTAAAGGTGGATTGGTTACTTGGCAGCAAGGATTCGGTATGCTTTATGTTGATGGTCGCATAGTAACACCAATTGTTGTACCGATACAACGTGACGGTTCCTTTATTGTAGAAGGAAAGCGTTGGGGATGATATTGAACTGGAGCCGTATTGAACCTTGGGATTACGCAGTTATATCTGTAGCCTCTGAGTACCATAGAAAATATGAAATGGTTGAACTAGATGACATCAAACAAACACTCTACGAGTGGTTCTTAGAACATCCCAAAAAACTAGATGAGTGGGAAGCCATTGGTCTACGAGATGCAAAGAACCTTATCTATCGTTCGCTTCGTAATCAAGCACTAGATTACTGCCAAAAATGGAAAGCAAAATCTGTTGGGTACGAGGTATCTGATTTATTCTACTATGAGGCAGAGATGGTTGAGGCTTTGCTTCCGTCTATACTCCGTGGAGAGATGACAGTTATGCCACTATTAAACCTTGGTAAAACAGGACGACCACCAGCACCATCAGAAGGAGGAAACCTGATGGCGATGATGGTCGAAGTAAGCCTTGCTTACAATAAACTCAGTGAAGATGACCGTAAAATATTATTTTATAAGTATGCGGAATCTTTAGAGTATGCTGTAATAGCGCAAGAGATGGAGATTAATAGCGAAGATGCTGCACGTATGCGGCATAATCGTGCTATCAAAAAACTTATCAATAGGATTGGTGGCATCCGTCCATTCCTAGATAAAGATTCTAACTATGAAACCAAAGACGTCCAAGATGGATTGCAACAAGAAAGCAAACAGTGAAATTAGTAGTACTGGATACAAGAGTGTGCGTATACTTCCCAATATATCTCCTTTAATTTGTATCATCTATTAATTGTTGTGGTGTTATCAGATAACCCCGTGATGGATTTGGCTGGATGTTGGTACCAGTAGCCTTGCCAAACTTTCTCATGTTACGTATAACTTTACTTTTAGGCACTATCAATGCGCTATCTTCTAATAGAAATGCCCAATGAGTTGCCTTGCTTGCTATGATTCCAGATGCTATCCATGATTGAGTGCTTTGTTGGAAACACGATTCTTCTATGTATAGATTCCCAGTTTCTTTCCAACGTCTATCTGTCTTCACCTCTACGGTGTCGATGGAAAGCAAATCTGCTATAACACTCTCTCCAACTTCACCGTCTCTTAAATCTAAATCCCAATCACTATTTTTCATCTACCTCTACATCCTTTACTAAGTATAGGTTAGGTGGTGACTGTTTTTTAGACAGACCAAGTTCTTCTAATCCATCTTCAATTTCTTTAAGTAACATATTTCTGTACGCTGTCTCTTGTTCTGAGTATTCCATTTAGCCTCCTGTACTGTAGAACCCACCAGTTTTGAAATGAGTTGGTGTGGCTTGTATAACTCTTGTTATGGTCTCTATTCTAGCACAATAAAGACAGTTAGGCAAGTTGTTTCTTTCTTCTACACTTCTATAATAGTCAAATGACACATTGCAATTTGAACATGCGTACTCATAATTTGGCATGTGCCATACCTGCTTTTATGTTTTCTGCGTATGATTGCCATATCTGTGCATCTTCAACGCCTTTTCTGAGTGCTTTCACTGCATTGATATAATCTATTTGAAGTTCTCCCACGGTTTTCATTATCTGTGCATCCTTTCGTGCGGTTTGTGTTGGATTCTGCTGTATTATACAGCATCAGTAGTACCAGTGCTTCTTATGAAACGCTAATGCCTTACATGGCGTCCCATATCGGTACATTATGTAATCTATTCCTCTGTCAATCTGTATTGTTGCTGGTATTTTATTAGACATCCCTAGTATCTGTGGAATTCCACCAGCATGTTTGCCCATCACTTTCTTTTTGTTGAAAGCGTCAGGTCTCCAATGACTTTCACGTGTCCATAGTTCATCAAGACACTTAAACTGTCGTACATTCCAAGAGTGCAATTTATCCTTTGCGTATGCCTTGCTGTCTCTTACTTCCCATGTGCGTTGAGGCTCCTGCACACCTGTTGGGGTGGCAAAGAATACACCCAAACAGATAGATATCGTAATCATCCATAAAGTCAATCTCACTATATCTTACCACCTTATCCACGGTTCCATCCGCGTAGAAAAACTCAACGCATTAGCCTCATCTGAGGTAGGATGAAAGTCATCTATAGTTTTACCAGTAAGTTTAATACGCTCACCAGCCATAAGCCCACCCCAAATACCAAAGGGTAGATTCTCATCTTTCATGCCTTCTGATAGGCACGTTTTTTGTTCTGTGCAGCCATTACATAAGTCTATAGCATAAGAGGTCTGGTCTGCAAGTAGTTGTACTTTTGCAATTGTTGGTCGCCCATTAGGTATCTCGGGAAACCAAAAGTCTGGATTTGCATCATTGGTACAAGCACCTTTAATCGGTATCGTAATCATCACTACCCCACATCTCATCTGGCTCACCATCATTGTCGTGGAAGTCAGCATCATCATGGAATAGGTCGCAAGATTCGCAGTATCCATCTGCGCCACGTGCAACATCATCATCTAGTTCAGGTTCATAACTCATTTTGCACCCATTTCATTTAGAATTAAACGTGTCTTACTGATTATAGCAGAAACATCCTCATAAGGTGAACCCACCATTACAAAGATAGTGTCAAGTAAATGACTCCGTAACTTCTCTAAATCCATAAAGGTAAGATACATACCCTGCTCATCAAAACTGGCATGGGGCATAATCTTATCGTGTGAAGTCGTAACTTTTATCATATTTCCATACGCCTTTCTCTAGTTTGTGTTGGCTCGATACCCAGTTGTCTGCTTCGGGACTCCAGCATAAGCAAGAGTCTTGGTATGTACCGTTGCAGTCATAGCATAGCATACATGTGTCACAATAGTACGGGTTAGTATTAACATCTACAGTAGTTAAACAATTGGGACATTCATCCTCAACTATTTCATCCTCTACTGTATTATACAGTGGCTTACTTGGTGCGCCTATATACATAGGGTAGAGAGAATCAGATGCCCAACTGTGAGAACTCCATTTGAATGGGTCATCTTTATAGGTATCGTTACTCCACCACATGCCATCATTATCCCAGTGACCAGATGACTCGTTGATAATGTAACACTCATGTAAAGCACTAGGGTCGGTGGTTAGTATAGCAATCTTGCTACCGCTAGACCACTTGCTAAGTATCTTGAAAACATTATCATCATCTAAGACAGACACGCCACCCATCATAGGTAATGTATCCTCAGCAAATACTCGCGTATCACTGCGCTTATCTGTCGCGTGTATCTCAATGTCTAAGATACCGTTGTGTGCTAGGTATGTCCTAGTATCCCCACCCACTATGAATGGATGGCAGTTCTCTTGATTCTTTACGCCATGCGTAGCAAAGCGAGCATGGAACATAGCATAACCTGTCGGATGTTCTTTGCGTACTTTTAAGAACTCCTTGATAACCTTGTTGGCAGACATACCACGACCAGTAATAATCTTATTACCAGCAACGACAGCGTAGCCAAACCCATGTGGATTATTACATGAGGCACACTCTAAGTCTTTCTTCTTTGGTGTTGAATTTGGTGAGCAAACTACAAGTAAGCACATAACCTATCTCCTATTCATTGTTAGATGATGAAGTGAACACTCTGTTCATTCTCTCATTGAGGTTGCTGTATAATACAGCGTTGTCTTGAATGTAAGTCATGAAGTTCGACTCACTAAGTGCGCCTTGGCGTACATCTCGCACACTTAGCCCACGTGTGTACTCGACACTAGCATGGGCTAGGTCAAGCGCAGACCTAACAAAGGATTCTTTGAGACTTCCCTTGAAGATACGCATCTCTACTGTCTCTCTATTCTGGCAGTTGATAGCAGAGTAACGGTCAGTATTGCGACCATTATTTACCTTGTCAGCATAACTCTTGACGCCTTGCCAGTTGGTATTGTCCGTGAACTTAGCCCATTGGTCGCTACTTCTACCCGCTATCGCCTCATAGAGTCGCTGATTATCATAGACAAGTTTGAGGAAGCGGTGAAGGTGCGCACCACCATTAAATCCTGTGCGTGAGATGTGGATATGAAGTCCACAAGTCCTAGTAGCCCACGATTTCATGTCGTACCTATCCTTTAGGTCGGTGAGCGTATCCCAAAACTCTGGGATTTCATTGGTAAAGTAATCGTATGTCATTGGGTGTGTGACTATCTCGAACCCGCACATCAGCGAGCCATCAGATTTTAGATAGGCAATGTCTAGTGGTTCTAATTGTTGAGCACGCTCAGCACCATTTGCTTGAGTTGAACGGTCTCCATTCTTGGCTTCTACCTCAATCTCCATACCAAAGAATAGTCGTGCTTCCTTGTCGGTACTATGGAAGATTGCATCTGGTCTGTATGAGTAATCATGTATGACACGTGCGTTTAAGTCATCACCATTTTCATCATGGTCTTGGCATCCGTTGTAGTAATACTCACCGCATGAATCGCAGTAAGAAGTACCGTTGGTTATGCAATTTTCGCAGAAACTTCCATGTCTATCTGCCATTGAGTAGGAATCACCTTCGTAACCCTGCTCGCAACTATCACACCAGTTAGCGTAATCCTCATAACAGGATTGGCACCACGCCTCATCACTGACATTATGCCAGTCATTGTTGATGCTCTCGATACTGTCGCAACGCTCACAGATTCGGAAGCATTCGTAACAGGCATACTCGTTGTCGTTAGTCGTTGTCATGTTGTCTATGTCATC